ATTTCAAACCATCGATTCAAATCGTCCTTTATTTTACCCCCAAGTCCAACAAAACTATTTGCAAGCTGTTTTGTACCTTCCTTTATTAAATCAAAATCAAATGTTAACGCCCCGTGCAATATCTTTGCTAGACCAATAACGCTGTTTTTAATGCTATCAAATACGGTTTTCGAAACTTCCCAAAGTCCAAGTAATACGCCCCGGAATGTTTCCGAATTTTTCCAAGCTAAGTAAATAGCCGCGGCAAGTGCTGCAAGTGCTGCAATAACTAGCCCAACAGGGTTGGCGGTCATTGCTAAATTTAAAGCAAGCCAAGCCGCGCTTAGTCCTTCAGTAACTAAAGTATTTAATATTATTGCCGTGGTGCTTAATCCTGTGTACCATGTTTGCAACGCAATTAAACCGTTTGTAATTAATAAAACCGTGTTAAAAGCTGTATAAGCTGAAGCTGCAACAATTAATACGTTTGCAACTGTTTGAATTAAGTCTTTATTCTTTTTCGCCCAATTAAAAACGCCCCTAAAAACGCCAATAAGCTTCAATACTTGTGGAACAACTACTTCTCCAAGCATAAGTTTTAGTTCTAATAATGTATTCGTAAGCCTGTTTAAATTGGCACGGGCTGACTTTGTGGACTCTTTCAGCCCCCCTTTAAATGTTTTATCTAATTCAGCGGCAAATTTTGGCAAAAAATCGTTTGCGGGAACAAGTCCTTGTTCAAGCATTTTGTCAAGTTCTGCGGACGTTACCCCCATTGCACGGGCTGCGATATTAAACGCCCCCGGTAATCGTTCTCCAAGTTGCCCCCTTAATTCTTCCGCTTGAACTTTTCCTTTTGACATCATTTGCCCCAAAGCAAGTAAAGCCCCTTTTGATTGGTCCGCAGAAAGCCCCATTGCTGAAACTGCCGTATTTACTTGTTTAAATATTGTACGCTGTTGTTTAGCTTTAAACCCAAGCCCCAACATTGAACCCGTTAAGGTTTTAAACCCTTCTGTTGTAGATAATAAGTCGAGTCCTAATTCTTCGGACATCTCACTTAAAAACTTTTGATTGTTCGCGAATTCTTCCGCTGTTCCTGAAGCAAATTTTATGGCATTGCTTAAACTTTCAAAGTTGGCTGTTGTTTCAACTATTTCCTGAACTGCAAGCCCCGCCCCAATTGCTCCAAATGCTTTTATTGCTGTTGTTCCAAGCCCCGCAAAGCTTTTTTGTGTAGTGTTAACCTTTTTATTAAGTCTATCAACTTGACCTTGCGCAACTTTTAATTTGCTTGTTAGCTGGTCGTTTAGCTTAATTATGTATTCAACGTTAACTGACATTCTAATTATTTTATTTGTGGTGCGTTTAGTGTCGCATCAAATTTAAGTGCGTATTGTAATTCGTGCCAACGGTCCGCCCAAACTTCATCGCTTAACGTGTCCGGGTCTTCCTTAAAATAAAAACGAAGTAAGGCGTTAATTTTCCTTACTTCGTCTCTATTGTCTTTTTCATCTATTGAAGACCGTTGGCTTAAAGCTTTTTTAAAGTCGCTTCTTTAGTTTCAATTAGTCCAACGGCCGACAAACAAGCCGAAATAAAAAGTTGGTCGTCTTCTTTAATTTCTTTGTCCCCGTCAATCCAACATGAATTAAGCATTATTTCGCCCCCTTCAACTAAGTTAAGGGACCCGTCCGCCTTCATCATTTTGGCATACACAATTTTAAGTATTTGCCTTGTTGGTTCGCTTAGTCGGGCTGTAAAGCCTTCAACCTCTATTTCGTAAGCCGCTTTTAATTTTCCTTTGTTCATTTGTTTAAATTTTTGGTTTAAGCAAATTTAAGAAAATTATCTATAAGTTACATGAGACATAACCAAATCAAAAGCTTTTTCAAGGTTTGTGTCCCCTTGCGTTGCTTCAACTCCGTCATTCAAGAACTCGCAATTTTTAAGCGTGTGCGTAACAACTTTTTGTGCGTTCAAATAAGTAACTACAACGTCAAAAGCTGGAATACCTAACAAGGAACCCCCGTACTCTTTTGCTGCGTCTCTTATTGCTTCAATGTCATTCATTGAAATAGTTATTGAACCTGAAGCATTAATTGCCCCGTGTCCCCTTGAAACTGGTCTTGAACCCGCGCCAAAGTTGTTAACTTTTTCTTGTTCTTCTGTGTAGCTTACTGCTGTAATTCCCGCAACAGGAACCCCCAACATTTGAACTACAATTTGGGCGTAGTCATACGCTCGCCCGTTTATTAGTGGTGTAGCCATGGTTTAATTATATTGAGACTGTAAAGCCAATGTTAATTTTTATTTGTCTTGCAACTCCAACCGGTACAATTTGAACCGTTATTTCAATTGTACTTGTTGAAAGTACGTCTTGCAACGGGTTAATTATAACTTCAAAAGCGCTAATTTCTTCGTCCTTTTGCATTTGCTCCAAAGCCCTTGCCGCATCGTTTTTAAACTTCGCAATTGTATCTTCAGTAAGTGTGCCGTCCGCGTTAACTAAAACAGGGCTTGCAAGGTTTGGAAGTTCGAAAGTTCTTATTCCCCTTGTTGCTTTGTCAATTACTCGATTGTTTTCAATTGTTGCAAGGTCGTTAGTTGTTGCAATTGCTGTGGCGCTGTTTTCTTGATACGTCCCGGATAATCCAACATGCTTACGAATAAACATGTAACCGTTAGTTTTAAGGCTGTTTAATAAACTTGAAGCCTTAGACTTTACCAAGTCCCCATTCGCGAACGCTGGAACGTTGTATTCTGTCCCGTCTGTTACGTCAAATTTTCCTATCCATTCAATGGATTCGTTAACCTTAGACAAAGAAATTGCCCCAAGTACTGCCCCAAGGTCAGAAATTGAAGTTGCTTCTGAAACTGCAAGCGCTGCGCCTACTGCGTCCCCGTCTTCCCCAATTGTTACAGATACGTTTTTAGAATTTAATGTTCTAAGGTCTGCAAGTGTTGAAAGGTCGCTTGTTCCTGAAATGTCCCCCGCATAAACAACGTTAACGGGCTTGTGGTCCGCTTCTAATATTGTTGCTGAAGCTTGCAAAGCTGTAACCGTTCCGGTTGCAAATGTTGTTGTATCGTAAACTCCTATTTGTCTAATTTTCCCGTCTGCGAAGTTTTGAACGTCTTCGATTACTGAATAATCAATTGAAGCGCTGTCGTATATTCCAATAAAAAGCTCCCCTTGCGGTTGTACTCTAAAAAATTGGTCTATGTGATACCATAAAACCCCGTTTGTTGCGCTTCCTTCTGTTATTCCCAACGCTTCAGCGTCAGCAATGGAAAATACTTTTTTTATCCTGTCTGTTGTTAAAAATCCGCTTGGTAAATTTGCGTCCGTTAAGTAAAAAACCATACCTGAAATGTGGTCTTCTCCCGCAAGTGGACGCCCTAAACCGCCCGAACCTTTTACAAAAGTAATGTCGTTTAATGCCATTGTCTAAAATTATTTTTTAGTTGTTTTTTTAGCCTTTGAAGCTTTTTTTCCCGGCTTAACTTCGAAAAACTTAACCTTGTTGTTTGCGCAATAGTTGGAAGCATGAAGCTTTCCTTCTTTTGTGTTGTAAAATGCTTGGCCGTCTTCAGTCAATAACATTGACCCGTTAGCGTTTAACATTTCATCAAACTTGGTTTGAAGTTCTTTTTCTGTGAATTTCTTATTCATAGTTAAGTGTATTGTAAAAAGGGGCTTCAATTAGAAGCCCCTTTTAGTGTTCTTATGCTGTTTGTACTAAAGAAGCAACGCCTTTTTCATCGCTTCTTAAAATAGCCGCTGCGTGTTCAACTTCAGCGCTAAAGATAGACCCGTAATGTTCAGCAACATTTTCATTTGCGTAAACTCTAATGTTTCCTAAAGCGTTTGAAACTGCGTCTTTTTGCCATGCAATAGCGCCCAAGTTATCCGTTGCCGCTGTTGCTGCTCCAATTGCCTTTTTAGCAAATCCTGCATCGTATGCGTTTACTGTTGGTCTAACCATAATTTTAAACCCGTATAACTCATTGATAACTCCCATTTCTTGGCTTGAACGCTCCATGTAATCACGGCTTAAAAGTGTCGTGTCTCCGAATAATTGGTAGTACATGTCTACCGGCATCATTAAATATCTGTTTGCGTTTGAAACGTTGTCTTTGTCAAATATTCTTGCCAATTGTCTAACGTCTGCTTTGTCCGCTGTTAATCTTGTTCCCGTTGCTCCCGGTGCCAAAGCGTCTCCCGCTGCTGCTCCTGTTGTTTTTACAACTCTAGCCGCTGTATCAACTCCCCAAGCGTTAGCCGCGTAGTTTCCAATAGTTTCGTTTAATACTCCTGTATGTTGTGATAGTATAGATGTTCTTTTTTGGTAACTTGTTTGGATTTCGTCCAAGTTTCTTAATCTGATTGGGTCAGTAGAAAAGTTAATTAACGAATAGTCTTTTACTGTGTCCGTTCTTTCTGCTATCGTAGCCGGAAAAACTGCCCTGTTTGCTACAACTGCCGGGCTTGCGCCTGATTGTGGTAAATGAACGATTGCGTTATCAACAAACGCGCTGTGGTCTATTGAGTTTGAAATAAATTCTTGGTTCTGAAATAAAACTTCTTGGATTGATTGAACCCAAACTTCTTTTTGTAATCCCATTGTTATTGGTGTTTTTTGTTGTTGTTGTTTTTGTTAATTATAGGTTTGGAACTGTTCCAAATTCGTTTTTGTACAATTCAATGTACGCTTCTTTGTCTGTGTTCATTAAGTTTAACAGCCCGTTTGGGTCGTTTTTGCTCATTTCTGTAAACGTAACCTTCTTTGGTGCGCTGTCGTCTGACTTATTAATTAAGTCTGTTGGCTTCAAAATTGGCGTTTTAACTGAATTTAACAACGTTTTGAACCCTTCGAGGTTGTTTGTTGCTTGTTCGATTAATTCCGCTTTGTTTTCTTTTGAAAGTTTCCCTTCAGTAATTGCATTTTCAACGGTCATAGTTGCAACCGTTTTGTTAAGGTCTGCAATTGTGTTGTCTTTTTCTGTAACGCTGTTGTTGATTGTTTCCAATTCGGTAACATGCGCTTCTTTTACGCTTGTTAATTCGTTGTTTGCGTCTTCAACTTTTACTTCAGCGTCCAAAACTTTATTTTCCAAAGCTTTTACAGAATTAAGAATTTCTTCTTCTGTCGCCCCTTCGGTAAGGCTTAAATGATTAACTAAATTTAACATGTTATTCGTTTTTGTTTGTATTGGTGTTATTAATTCGTTTGCAATGTTCTGTACGTCTTCAATTGCAAGGTTTTGAATTTCTTCTTTTTGTCTTTGAGTGTTGCTGATTGAATCCACAAAACCGAACGCAAAAGCTTCTTCAGCGTTAAGCCAAGTTTCTTCGCTCATTACGTCAAAAATTGCCCCTTCGTCTAAGTTTGAATTGTTCGTTAGTATGGTAATTAAGGAAGCTTTAATTGATTTTAAAACTTTCTTTGTTCCCGCTGTTGTGTTGGACCCTCCAAAACTTGGGTCGTGTATCATTAACCGGCCAAAGTCTGCAATTGTGCGCTTGTTTCCAGCCATTGCAATAATCCCGGCAATTGAAGCCGCTATTCCGTCAATGTGTGTATTAATTGGGGTTTTTGCGTTTCTTATTGCT